TTCTTCAAGATCGATGTCGAGCGAATCTGATGCATGGTATTCCTCCAGCTTTTCGATGGCAGCTTTGACCATCACGGCCATTCTGTCGTGATATTGCTTGAAGTATTTGTTCTGAATAAATTCCGGCGGTATTTTCTTGTCGGTCTCTGAATAGAACTTGCCAGCCTCCCAGACCGGCGCCGACTCATCCTTGCGCAGGTAGTATTTGTTTGCCTGCCACGTCGGAGCCGCGGTCTTAACTGAGCGTGTATATACTACAAGCCTGTTCCATGCCGGGGCCTTCGTTTCCTGGACCTTTGTGTAGTATTTCTTCGCTTTCCATTTCGGCGCTGTCACTCCATTTACCGAATACCATTTCTTTTTCTTATTCTTCTTCAGCTCTCTGGAAGTCGCTCTTCTGAAGTATGCCGTATACTTTGTGCTCCAGTCAGACGGCTTCCTGGTCTGCCGTTTGTAACTGTCGCTTGTCGCGCCCGTCACGGCAATGTATGTGTTGCCGCTTTTTACAAAGTACTTTGAATAGCCTTTTGCCCAGTCGGCCGGCTGCTTCGTCTGTTTGACATATGTCGTGCTGCTTACCGCTGCCGCCTTCTTATATGCCGATCCGTCCTTGTAGTAGTAGGACGCATAGTTTGATGCCCAGTCTCCCGGCTGCGACGTCAGCAGCTGATAGACTGTTGTCGCAGATACATTGCTGTAGGCCTGTCCATTGTATGTATAGTAGTTCCCATAGTTCGTATCCCAGTCTGATGGCTTGCCCTTCTGCAGCTCATAGCGCATGTCCACAAGCTCTACGCTTTTGTATGATCCTCCGGCATCGACCTGCTCTCCGTCGATTGTTTTAACACTTGGCTCATATGTGTAGTAGCTCTGGCAGTTAACATCCCAGTCTGACGGCTTTGCCGTGAGCTGTACATAATTCGCTGTTATTTCGGCATTTGATACATCGTACACCTCGACCACATCGTCCTGGCCAAACATGACCTGTTTTGATGTATCCAGGATATAGTCGCTGTCCTGGATTGGCTCTTTGGCAGGATCCTTCAGATACTGCTGCACTCCGCCGTATTCGTCTGTGAAGATATGGATCACCGCACGGTCTTTCAGGTCTCCCTGCCCGAGGCATATGATATGGTTGACCGGTCTGTAGTTTTTTTCGATGGTGAAGTCTACCTGAGAAGTATCGAACTCTTCATCCTGGGAATAGTCATATATGGGCTCTGCCGCCAGGACAATCTTTGAGTTCTGCCATCTGATCTGCAGCTTTGCCCCGAATTCCTTCAGCATTTTTGTAATTCCTGAATATCCGCGGCAGTATCTGTCGAACTGATAGCTTGATATTTCGATTTCTGAGTCATCTGCAGATGCTTCGAACAGGCCTGCCAGGCCAATGTTCTCGATGATATCCTGCAGGACTTCGTTTGCCTCTCCTGCCACTACCAGATAGTCATTGCCCGGCTCCGGGCATATCACCTTGCTTTCGAGGATTCCATGCCATGTCCTTCCCTTGTATCCTACGACATCGGAGCTTGTGTTGACTTTGATACTGTCGACTATGCCGCCGTAATCCTCATTTTCGACATAGATGAAATAGCCAGCTTTGCAGCAGTGATCCTGTCTGGCCACACTGCATGTAAAGTCGTTCTCGTCTGATCCGTATGCCATGTCGAGGCTGTATGAGTTCAGGACACCAATGTCCTTCCTTGTCTTGTCTGCATAGATCAGATCCATTCAGGTTCACCTCTCTCGTCGAAGATCTTGATGTCGAGTTTCATCGATCTGTCCCGGCTTACCTTTGTAGTCCCCTCAGGAATCAATTTAAAAATGTATGAGTCCCTGTTCCTTAAATGGAAGACGTTTTCCGTATGGCCGTTGGTGTCGTGTTTGATGATGGTCTTTTTAAGCGAGTTGACAACAACCCTCTCGTCGTTCGCGAGATCTGTCTCTACTTCGTACAGGTGGCCGCCGATCAGTACTGACGGATTTGAATACGGCCCGTAGAACGTCATTTCAAAATTTGCTTTGTCTATGCAGTCATTCTCTATTACCTCAATGATTTCCTCCAGGTCATAGTCAAAGTCATCATAGTCAAGTTTGCTGTCGTCATAATCCAATGTTCCTGCGCCGTTTGTTGCATCAAGATACTGGTGTTTCACTTCTTTCACCCAGTACGGATATGTGCTTATAAACGTGACATCTCTTTCGACTGCTTCGAACATTTCCTCGAAGTCATCATTGCCGGTTGCCACTGCAAAAACCTCCTTGTAGTAGCCGTTCCACCAGAGTTTTCCTGGTTTAAGTCTCCTGATGTCTCGCTCAAAAGTTCTGTGTATCCGATACATGACCTTATTAAACTCTTCGGCCGTATCTGTCATGATGGACAGTTTCAGCGATGTCTCCTGCGTGTCCTTATAGAATCTCTTGACCCGTCCCAGGCCGTTAACACCGGATATCGTGCTGTATTTCCATTCGTTGGCGGTAAGCGTTTCGGGAGCCTGGGCATATATCGGATCTTTCATGAAATCGATGACCGTCCCGTCCGAACCTTTGTAGTACAATGTCATCTATACCAGCCCCCTTACTACTCTGCCGAGTGTCCTGTTGTCGACCTCCATGGTGATGTCCATCCCTGCGACAGCCGCTGCGACCTTTTCTCCGAGGAGGTCATAGTCGATATGCGGCACATATCTCTGGACCGCATCCCCGATGTAGCTCTGCAGGACGCTTACCGGTGACACGGCTTCCGGGCCAGCTTCGCCCACACCATGATAGCCGTCAAGCGTCGGGATCAGTGTCGGTGCATCGAATACGACGCCCTTGGCGTGCCACGAAACGCTGAAATGTGGCAGTGAGCCCTTGCCGCCGATGCCGAATGGCGCCGATCCGCCAGATACGCTGATGTGCGGCAGCTGTAATCCCGAGAATATCCTGCCGATATGCAGAGGGAATATCCCCTTGATCCGGTTCATAATGCCCTGGATCGTACTCTTTGCTGATTCAATCGGTTTTGTCATGGCGTCCTTGATGGCATTGAATGTCGAGCTCACTGTGGACTTGATGCCGTTGACCACACCGCTGATCGTGCTTTTAATCGTATTGAAGATATTGGTCACTGTGCTCTTGGCCGACTGTACCGGGTTTGTGATCGCCGTCTTGATCGCATTCCATACGCTTGATGCTATGGACCTGATCGCGTTGAAGACAGATGATACAGTGTTCCGGATGGTATTGACCACTGTTGACACAGTATTCCTGATGCCGTTCCAGACCGTGCTGATCACGCTCCGGATGGCATTCATGACGATCGAAATGACCGTCTTCAAAGACTGCCATGTGCTCTGGATGGTCGTCTTGACTGAATTGGCCACCTCCAGCATCTTTTCCTTAATCCAGTCCCAGTGCCTTATAGCTGCTATGATAGCAACTATGACTAATGCTATTGCTGCAACGATCAGTATATACGGGCCCAGTGCTACTAGTGACGCCGCTGCGGAAGCCATCTTTGCAGAAATCAACGCTCCGAGCGATGCAGCTTCTGCGGCATCCATTGCTGTCTTAATTGCCTGTACGGCATTCTGTGCCACCATTGCAGCAGTTATAACGCCTATTACTCCGGCTAAAATTCCAAATGCTGTCGAGTGCTGCTGTATAAACTGCAGCACCTGTGTCGCTGCCGGGATCACTGATGTTGTGATGAACTGGACGATGTTTCTGGCTGGTGTCTCGATGGAATCGAAGAGCTTCAGCTTAAACTCATCCATGGCCGAACCGAGGCTCGTCAGATCTCCGCCCAGGTTGTCCTGCATCGTCGCTGCCATTGAAGACGCTGCGCCTTCATAGCTCTCAATGGTCTCCTGGCCAGACTTAAGCGCATTGTCCAAGGTCATGACTGATCCGTCTGCTGTTGTCACGAAAGTATCAGAGCTATGGTCGACAGCATCCGCCAGCTTGTTGAAATCCTCATCAGATGCATTGACGATGGCCAGAAGACCGGACATGCCTGTCTTACCGGCCAGCTGTGCTGCTGCCTGGGCTTTAAGGGCATCCTCTGCGCCGTATGTGGATTCAATCCAGCTGTCGAGTGATGTGTTGTACTCATCCTGGGAGATAGTGCCATCGGCCAGCTCTTTATCGAGCTGAGCGAGGGCGTTCATCATGTCTTCTTCCGGAGTTTTCATTCCATCGAAGCCGTCCCTCAGCTGAGTCATGACATCCCTGAAAGAAAGCATGTTGCCATTGCCGTCGTCCAGGCTGACGCCCAGTCTATCCATGGCTGATGTCATCTCATCTGACGGGTCAACCATGTTAGTGAGGATCGTCCTCAGTGCTGTGCCGCCCTGAGATGCTTTGATACCGGCGTTGGCCATCAGGCCGAGCGCCAGTGATGTATCTTCTGCCGAATATCCCAGGGATCCAGCTACAGGAGCGGCATATTTAAAGGACTCACCCATCATTTCGACATTGGTATTGGCGCTGGCCGAAGCCGCTGCCAGCACATCAGCAAAATGTCCGGCGTCTCCCGCTTCATATCCAAAGGCTGTGAGGGCATCCGTTACAATGTCTGATGTCGTGGCCAGATCTTCCCCTGATGCCGCTGCCAGGTTCAGCACACCTTCGATGCCGCCGAGCATATCGGTCGCATCCCATCCGGCCATGGCCATATAGCCAAAAGCATCCGAAACATCCGTTGCACTGAACTTTGTCGTGGATCCGAGATCCCTTGCTGTCTGTTCCAGCTGTGCCATCTCATCAGATGTGGCGCCCGAAATAGCCTGAACATTGCTCATGCTCGACGAGAAGTCGATGCCCAGCTGCATGGTTTCCGACGCAAACTCTTTCAGCTTGTCGATTCCCTGCTGTATGGCATTGCTTGCAAGATCTGCGACAACTGCCTTCAGCGTCGTCCATCCGCCATTGGCAGATGTTTCTGCGCTATCGCCGGCATCGTCAAGTGCTGAGTCCACTTCCTGCAGCTTGCTTTTATTCTCATTGAGTTCAGAGTTCAGATCATCAATCTTACCTTTGAGCTCCTGGGCGGCGTCGGACCCGCTCCCCTGCTCCAGGGCAACGTTTTTATAATCGGTCTTCAGCTCTTCCAGCTCTCTCTGCTGTTCCTCGATCTTCCTGTTCAGCTGTTCAAGCGGCGTCTGGGCTTTCTCTTCTGCATCTGTCTGATCTTGGATGGCCTGCTCGGTCTGCTTCAGCTGAGCCTCCAGCTGCTGCTGTTCTGTCTGAGCCGCAGTCAGCTTTGTTGCCCACCTGCTCGTCTCCTCGTTATTTTCACCGTAGAGCCGTTTGGCAGCCTCAAGCTTTTCATTCAGCGCTTCCTGCTTTGCCCTGTTGAATTCCAATTCGGTCTTTAACAGCTGCTGTTTGGTTTTCAGATATTCCGTCTGGTCGCCATTGTTTTTGAGCTCAGCCTCATTCAGCCTCAATGCTGCTCTCAGTGATGCAAGGGCGGCATTGGCATCATTAAGCTGCGCTGTGAGCTCTTTCGTTTCCGCCGTAAATCTTACTTTGGCTTCATTTTTTGCGGCCAAGTCTTTCCCTCTCTTTCTGCATCACGCCATTAAACCAACCGTCATATGCCGTCTTATTTTCCAGGCAGTTATCGAGGAACCAGATATCTGCATTCCAGAATGTATCCTCATTGAGTCCCATAATCTGAACATAATATGTGTAGCAGTCCTCGATCTTTTCCAGTGGAAAATCAGGCACTCTCGTTTCGTTGCGCCTTATGTGGGTCGCTTTCCGAAATGTTTCGGCGAAGCCGTTCTTTTTTTTTCGTCCCCAAAGAGCTTTGTGAAGATATTCGTGATCTTGTATCCTTCCGTCGGCATCTTGGCCATAAAGTCGATCTCGCTCATGATCTCTTCCTCTGGCTGGCCAGTGCTCTTCCTGATACCGTTGTTAACCAGGCAGGCCGTTACATAAGCCGCATAGATGACCGCTGCCATCTCCAGGTCGTCTGCTGTGGCATTCTTTGCGGTCTTCCGGTTGAAGATCTGTGACTTCTCATAGAGCTCCGGATCGTATGCTTTGAGCATGTACAAGCCGGCGTAGTTCCTAGTCACCTGGACCACATGGTCGTCATTCAGTACGAAATCGTAAAAAGTTGGTTTCAGGCTCATATTGTCCTCCTAAAATTCGAAAAGGAGACATCCTTCAATGTCTCCTTTGATTCAAAGATTCTTAGATTCTTAGATTCTTAGATTCAATTGCCTGCAGAAAGCTGAGCAGTTTCGGAACTGAAGTCAGTCATCCAGTTCTGTTCTGTCAGGACTTTCCCGGTCAGCTCATCGGCAAGGGCCTGATACTCACCCTTGTTATAGTCGTCCGGCATATAGCTGAGTTTCATCTCGACTTCAGCCACTTCTTCGGCGCCGTTTTCGATCTCAAGTTTATTGATCTCTTCGACCTTGCAGCGCGGATAACCGAGGAACATGATGTTATCGTCTTCGTCTTTGACTCTTGCCGTCACTACCATCTCCGGCATCGACTCTGTGTTGTCGAAAGCATAGACGCCTGGCTGTAAGCCTTCGTTCGTCATGGCGTTCATCTTTCTGTAAAGTGAGAGCTTGATATGCATCTTCAGCTCGATCGTGCCATTTCCGGTCGGCTTCGTCTTTCTTTTCTTAATGACGCCGCGGCAAGACTTGGTAACAGTCTTGGTTTCTCTTTCGACATTGAAAGAACCGATGCAGTCATCTCTGGTAAACTGTTCCTCTCCCGCCACCTTGATGGCCATCTGGTCGCACTCGTAGTAAGAGTACACTTCTGCGGATGTGATTGACATCTCTTATCCTCCTGTTAGCTTACCTAAGCATAGTTCTATAATTTTATTAGTTGCGTTTTCTGCACCGCGCATCATGAAGCGCAGATTTCCGCGATGATGCTCGGTGTTTGATCCGTCGTCCGGGAAATACAGATAGTGATATCTGCCTCTTGCGGCTATCGTCACGGACAGCATCTGGTTGTCCTGCTCGAATCTGCCTGGCATCGCAGATCTTGCCGGTGCGGATTTGCCCCGCCACCGTCTCCCGGATGCCGGCAGGAGCTTGGCGATATCCTTTTTGATCTCTTCAGCGCCCTCCTGATGCAGGACGCTGTCGATGGCTTTCTCGGCCTCTACCCCGTATTTCTGCATGATGTCCGACAACTCTTTGATATCTTCTGCCTCGAGGATATCCCATTTGTTCCGCTGCAGTTTCGGGATGCTGTCCATAGGCTAGCACCTCTTTTCCGGATGATAGAATCCGATGGTGGCTATTTCCACCACCATGTTGGTGTTTCCCTTGAAGACATAGTCATATTGGATATCTTCGTTAGTCAATTTCAGTTTTGTGCCGGACTCGTCCCTGGCCTGCAGCGCATCGATCACCGTGGCCACATAACCCTCCGGGATATAGTCCTCATGGATGATATTGACCTGATAGAATGTCTGGAGGTCCGTCTTGGTGCCTGTATTGTTTTTTGTCGTGATCCTCCGCCTGAACACAAAGTAGTTCCAGTGGTCCAGCTCTTTCTCCCGGCAGGCGCCGTACCAGACGCCTTCCATCTTGACCTCTCCGTCTTTAAGGCTTTCCAGCGTCTTCCGGATCCTGTCCAATACACTGCTCATGTTAACTTCCTCACTTCCTCCAGATACAGATACATCTCGCCTCTGTCCCGGTTGTAGTCGATGTAAATGATACTGTAAAGCATGGCTCCGATCAGGACCTGGTGATGTTTGGTCACTTCCGGTCTGAGCCTGGTCTTCACTTTCATGTTCAGACTTCTGCCCTGACTTTCTGCGAAGTCGAGATCCTGATCGCGCCTCGATGTTTCGTCAAAGTCAAGTTTGATGATTTTCTCGAGATCTGCTTCGGCCGTTGGATTCTTAACCGCATTAAACGAGCTTCTCTCGGCCTCCGGCTTGCAGATATAGAGCACGCCATCATTGCAAGTTGGTATTTTAGCCTTCATCGCTGTCACCTTCGGTCCTGACTTCATACTTATGCCTCAGCTGCAGAATCTCTGCCATGTAGGCACTGTCAAAGTCATTGAGGCACTTATTCCATGCATAGTCCATATAGGTCATGTACAGCCTGTGTTCCTGGCCCGGCTCAAAAAAACTTATGTCTGCAGCGCCCAGCTTGTGACAGAGCGCTGCTTCAGCGTCTCGCATCTGAGCGATCAGCTTCTTGTCAGTATCGTCATCGGACCATGTTACATTCAGATACAGTTTGACCTCTTCCAGATGTTCCTGGGCCTGTTCAACCGTCATCGCTGACCGCTCCTTTCGTTAGCCCTGTGCTACCTTGACGTCCGCTGCCTTGATATAGACATAAGCCTCTTCAAGGTTGGTGATGTCCAGAAGCACTGCTACTGTGTCGTCGTAGGCCGTGCCCATGCCATGCATCTTGATCTTGAAGGCTCTCTGATCTTCCAGGAAGAAGCGCTCATCAGTGAATTCGAGAGTGCCGTCCTTGCTTGTGCCGACGCCCATAAAGTATTCTGCCGGCAGGCAAAGGATTGCTTTACCGGTCGGGATGGCGTTACATCTGATGACTTCAGTCGGGAACGGGAAGATGTTCGTCGTGAAGGCACCAGCCGCATTCAGCACGGTTGTTGCCGGCATGACCTTCTTGAGGAAGTCGACCATGTTGCAGATCAGGGTGACCTTGTCAAATGTTCTGAAGCCGCCGCCATGCTTGGTGTAGCCGGCCTTCGGTGTGCCGTCAGCCTTTGCTGCAGTGGCCTTCGGTGCAACATCACCGGTTGCGTCTTCTGTGTACCACACCTCGGTCTGCGCCAGCATGGCCAGGACTTCGCCGTAATCTTTCGGCATAAAGGACGCGAGAGCTACCGGCACCTTCTGAGGATATACGCCATCTGTGACAGTGACGCCGTGGTGAATGTCACGGCTCAGGCCGATCGGCTGGTTTTTGCCGGTGCCATCTGCGATTGAATTTTCGAGAGCGAGTGCAAGCGCCTCTTTCAGGAATGTGCGGATGTAGTTGTCCAGGAACACCGGTCCGAGATCCAGCATATCCTTCTCAATAATCGCAAACGCTGAGAGCTTGCTCTGGGAGAGCTCCACTGTTCTAAAGGCAGATGTGATCTGCTGAGTGATCTGGCCGTTGATCGGGCCCCAAACTGCAGTCTGTGCGGAATGATCGTTCAGGATCCATCTTGTCAGATACTGCACGTTCTGGAAGTTGATTGCGCCAAGAAGCGGGTGCTCCTGTGTCAGTTCTTTGTAGACATCCTCGATGATGGTGATCGGCATCACCTTGTCATCAAGCAGGCCTGCATATGTCTGCTTCGGGTTGTTGCTCTTTCCGGCTTTGATGAACTGCTGATAGAACCTTGTTTCCTCGGCTGTCAGCTGTCTGAAACCTCTCTGCGCCAGAATGGTTCTGTCGCCGTTTGCGCTCTCATAGTCTGCTCTGACCTGTGCGGCAATGGCTGAGCCGAAAGACTCGAAGGCAGCCTGCACAGTTTCCGGAGCTGCGTCTTCCGCTGTAAATGCAGCCTGCAGAGCCGCTGCCGCATTGGCAATCATAGAATTTTCTCTAAACATCTTATTCCTCCTTGGTTGTAAACATCTTTTCAAAGAAAGCTTTTGCTTTCATTTGCGCCGGCGCAACTGGCGCTTCCGGCTTTTCATTTTCCTTTGGTACATTTGGCTTTGACAGACCATTGATCTGTTCCTGGATCTCATCGAGGCGCTGCATGATCCCGTCCATGCCTGTCTGATTCTGTGCGCTCAGCACAGCATCCCGGACCTGTCTGAAAGCAGACTGCTGAACAGTCTGATCATCATCCATGTCTGCGATTTCGGTCGCGAAACCGTAATCCAGACACTCCTGGGCCGTCAGCCACGTCTCTGCACTCATCATGGTTTTGATCTGATCTTCAGGCAGGTTGCTGACCTTCTTATAGGCTTCTATGCTAGCCTGGTTGATCTTATCGTTGTCTTCAGCCGCCTTTCTCAGCTCTTCGCTGTTGGCGTAGCCGATATAGCTCATGCAGTTGTGGATCATCATCAATGCGATGCTGCCCATCGTCCGGACATCCCCTGCACAGAAGATGATGGTAGATCG